ACGGCACATCCGAGGATGCCGACGTGCTGGCCGGCGATGCCGACGGCATGTCTGAGGATGCTGGCGCGCTAGACGCCGCGTCTGCGTCGAACGCCGCCGACAGTGATTCGCGGATTGACAGATCTGAATCTTCGCTCATGGAATTTTCCTTTTGTTGTTCATAACATCATAAATGGCACGCTCGACTTGGCTGCGCCGGTCTCTATCGTGGCCTTGTTGAATATTGACGCGCTGCTGCTCCGCCTTCTGCCATGATGTCTTAAAGTCATCGGACGTGGTTAGTCCGTGCCGTTTCATATATTCACGATGCTTGGTTCGTGACGAAATGTCCGTACCGTCCGGTGCGCGCATTCCTTGGTAATGCCGGTCGCCCCACAAGTATTTGTCAGTATTAGCCATGATGTCTCCTTACATTGATTTTGACACGGGAATCAATCGCTGCAGGGCTTTTTCAATGTACTTCGCCTGGATGTCGGCCGCTTGCTTCTGTTGGTCCATCTGTAGTGACTTCTGTTGGTAGGCCAGGTCCATCTGCTTGCTGGCCATATCAAGCTGAAACTCTTGCTGACTCTGCGCCATTTCTTGTTGCATCTTCTGCTGCTCCATCTGTGCCTGCTGCTCTTCTGGCGATGGTTGAGGCGGTGGCTTCGGCTGCGACAGGCTTTGCTGCATCTGCGCGATCGCTTGGTCCAGGATGCCTTCAACAGTCCGGCCGCTACGGAAACTTGCGGTAACCCATTGAATCATCTTCAAGAAGAACGGCGCCGTGGTCGGGTCGGATTGAATGATCGGCGCGACCTGCTCAATAAACCCTCCGAGCGCCCGCATGAACCCTACGCGCGCGTCACGCTCGGCATTGAAATCCGGAATCGCCAGTTGGTCGGCCGTCACATTAATCCGAAATTTTGCTCGGGCCGGTGACCGCAACAGCGCGATGGCTTGCGGCAACAATTGCACGATAGCCGGGTCGTCCAGATATTCCATATTGGCCTGTACAACCCAACTCTGGTCGCTGAACCGCTTCGCCATGATTTCATAGCGGATGTTCAACATGGCCTCGACGAAGTTCGAAATGCTCATCTGGATGGCCTGCAGCCGCATGCTAGCGAACTGTGCCTTCAATTCCTGCGCGCCGAGCGTCTCGGATGCTTTCGTCGACCCCCGGATGATGTCGCTCATGCCGGTGATTTCATAAATCTGCTGTAGGGCGTCTTGCCGATATATCCGCAGCTTGTCAAGGGCTGACACGACCATCTCTAACGGGAACCAGTCGATTTGACCTTTGACGCCGCCCTTCTCGGCAAACATTGCCCAATTATCGACGGGAATCATCTGGTTCAATCCGGCATTCGACAGAATCGACGCCACTTCACCACACTGCTTATCATATACGCCGGCGACCCGCACCGCTTCGATGAGCAAGTTGATACGGGCGTTAAGCATGTCATACTGCCCGTAAATATCTTTGGCCATCGTATAATCGGCCCTCGGAATCACCGAAGAGTTGCTATGCACAGACCTCAATGGTTCTGGACATGGGTAGAAGTTCTGCAACTCCAGCGGGTCGTCAATCTTCTCGAGGATCTGGTCATATCCTTTGCCGATCCACTTCACGGTTTTGGACCGTTTGCACCATATTTCATAGATCTGTGCATATTGCTGCTGATCCTTCCGGATTGTCTCGGAGTTCGATGCATTGCGGCTTTGCATATCCGCCCGGCCGCGCGCGTATTGCATGGCCTCCGCTGCCTGCTTACCCCACTTCTTCTCAACATCTGCCTTGGTCATCCACAATCGCCGTGCCACCCACCATACTTCACACCAAGTCCGTGCCGGTGACCAGAAGAAGTCGTCCCATTGCACGTAATCCGTGGCGATCGTCTCGCTGATTACTCGATCGTATTCGAACGCCTCCGTGAGCAGTTGCCCATCGGCCGCATACGTTGCTTCGACCTGACAATGCTCAATCTCCGGGCAGTACCGTAGCCATACTTGCCCGAGCCCTGGCGTCAGCCGGTCGAACACGGCCTGCGCCAATGCTTTGTCCGCATCGCTGCGTTCTTGAATGACCAATACGCGTTCGAGCATAATTGAAGCAATTCGTGCCACGTCGTCCGCGTAATCTTCAAACACCCGATCGACGAATGGTTTCGGATGCCGGCTATATAATAGCGCTTGCATCAGATCGACATTTGTCGTGAATAAATTGACCTTGTACCCAAGGTTCTCGTCGTACGCCGCCCGCTTGTCCAGGTAACGTGCCACGATATCGCGGCCGTTGTCTCGAAATTGCCGGGTTTCGGATGCCGCCGCCGAGATCTGTTCGAACCAGTAATCCGCCGATTCGACCTTGGCGGTGGCGTCACCATATGTTGCTTCCATTACCATATCCTTTCATTCGATGGCGCCGTCTTCCACAGTTCGGCGAGTTGAAACCGTCCCATCGCCGCGTATTCGATCGCCGGTAGCCTGAGGGAACCTGTTACCGCCGGCGCGGGCGCGATATAAGGTCGTGCCATACACCCGTACCGCAATGCGTCGGCCGCATGGTCTTCCGCATTCGTATCAACGTCGTCTGGCAGTACCGACGACATCGGCAATGTTGGTAACGTCCGCATCAGGTGCCGACAGTTGTCCATGATGTAAAGCATCGGCCGCCCATCTTCGCCTAACAGCCGGTCGCGGATTTGATTCCATCCGCCCATGGCACCCCTTCCCGCCACCCGCCGGTTGTCCGCCGGATGGAACCACGCCCCCTGCCGGGCCATCATTTCCGCGATTGACGGCCCTCCGTTCGTTGCGAATGCTGATGGATCCAGGCGGCATAGGCCGGCATTCAATTCATCACCCATGTCCGCGTCGCGTATTGCTTGCCCCACGCGACTTGCCGGCCATCGCAGCCCGACGTTTGGCTCGCCTGCCCAGCCATACATTTCCCGATATACGACCAACGCTCCACGGGGTATTTCGAATGGCCATGTTAGCGGCGTATGCCCGTCGGCCACGGCGATCCACAATACGGCATACGGTCGGGCCGATCCCCAATCCATTGCGCGGTACCGCGTACGCCATTCATCAGGGACCCGTGCGGCGGGTATTACATGCTTTCGGGCGTCAAATTCTGGGAAGAACGCCCCGATTACGATGTCCCAATCGCCCTCCAACCACGCCCGGACCAATTCTTTGTTCCCCGCCCGCTTCAACCGTGCCACGTACCCTGGGTCTTGCCGCATCAGGATTTCGTTGTCTTGCAGCCGCGAGGGAATGAACGTCCGGAATGTTTCTCCGCCGTCGTCTGAATATGGCGTGAATGCCGGCGCTGGATCAATGTACCGCGTCTTCACCCAATTGTGTCCCACGCCACCTGGGTTACATGTTGCTTTCATCTGACACGGAATACCTTGCGCGCTCCGCAGGGTGGCAATCAACTTCGCAATCGGCGAGAATGACGGAAAGTTCGTCAGCTCTTCAACATACAACCGGGTATATGAGTGACCTTGATATAACGCCGCATCGTCGTCGTTGTCCAAGTACCGCATCCGCAGGATTCCGCCGGCCGGCATGATGAAGGTCTTCTTTTGTTCATGCCATTGCGCCCCTATTGGCAGGTATATCTCCTTTGCCCGCTCAATCAGTTCGTCCAACTGCACGATTGACCGCCGGATGGCCAATGCCCTGGCATTCTGCCCGAACGCGTGGCTGTGTTCCATCCAATCGCCGAGCACCGCATCACTCTTGCCACCACCACGCGCGCCGCCGAACACCACTTCCAACGTCGGGCAGCGTATGAACATCGCTTGACGCGGCTGCGGCTGCCACAAGACGGTTACCGGCGTCATTCTTCGTGCTCTATTGCCGGATTCTGTATCATTGGCGCATTTACGCCCTGTGCCGCCATCCATTCTTGTAACGTTATCGCTGGCGGGGGCATGTTGATCACGAATGCCGGCTGCTGCTGTGGTTGTTGATTGGCGCGCTCCTTCTCCAATTGCCCGGCCAGGGCCGCAATCCTATCCTGTGCCTTGATCGCCGCATTAAAATCATGTACCGATTTGCTCAATTCTCGAATGTCGGCATATTCCATCGCCAGATTGACCTTCGAGAGCAACAATACATCGTCCGCTAATTCTTTCAACTGTCGCACACGCGCTGCAATATGTGGCGCTTGCAACAGCTTCGCCACATGAACCCGATCAACGTCAGCCGGTGATATTCCGTAAGCATGGGCATACGCCAACACGCCGTTTGCATTATACGCTACAAACCCGTGGGCAAATGCCTCCTGGTTATCGTCCGGTAAGGGACCCCGGAGGGATACCTCGGTAGGGAATAGGGATTCATCCATCCATATAGAATAGCACAGGATATGGGGTGCTGTCAAGCGACACATGCCAGCGGGACAGAACGCCAACCCCCGCGCGGAGCGCTAGTTCCATGTCTGATGGGACCCGGACGCCATGGGCGACGAGGGCCACGGGAGCCCCAGGACGAGGCGCAGGGCGCGGCCGGCCATATACATAGCCAGGCGGCGGCACGAGGGCCACGGAGAGCCTCGGAGATGGCACGGAGATGACATACACGTGGCCAGACGCGCCGCTGGCTCCGCGCGGCTCCTCTGCCGGATGCCTGCCGCGTCGAAGGACCCGAGTTCTTTCTCGCGAAGCATTGCTCTCGCGTTAGTGGGCACTCACTCTCGAGAAGTTAGCGAGCACTTACCCTCACAGAGAGCAATGCCCCCGACGAAACCAAGCAAGAAGTATGCCCGGCGCAATATCCCCCTCCGCCGGCAAGCGCCATGCCAGGCCGGGCAAGCAAGACGCGTGCCAGGTGACGCCAAGCAAGACGCGTGCCAGGTGACGCCAAGCAAGACGCGTGCCAGGTGACGCCAAGCAAGCGCCATGCCAAGCCGGGCAAGCAAGCGCCGTGCCAAGCAGCGATGACGCCGTCATCCCAGGCAGCGATGGTGCGGTGCAGCATGG